TTGCTGTCCACATGACAAGACTAGAGATGTATAGGCTTGGTCAAATTGACAAGCCATTTACGGCCGAGTCGTTGAGAAAGATGTCTGAGAAGAAACTTGGAAACAAGAATCCAAACTTCGGAGGACTGAAGGAAGAAACAAAACGCAAGATGTCTGCTGTCAGGAAAGGGAAGTCTGGGTTTCAAGGAAAGAAACACCGTCCTGAGTCGAAAGCAAAGACTTCTCTATCGATGCGTGGAAAGAAAAACGTCCTTGGGTGGTTCTGGGTCAATAATGGTCTTGATGAGGAAAAGCGAGCAAAGAGTGTTCCCCAAGGGTGGTTTCGAGGACGAGTACCAGGACTAGTTAGATCAATATTTAACAGATATCGCAAGAGGTAGATATATAAAATCGTGAGGCATTCTCACACTACACAAAACACACAGGAGGATAAAATGATCAAGGAATTTGTGAACATGAACCCGTATGAAATGCGTTATCAGCTTCTCAGAATGGCTCGTGAAAATTTAGAGCTAGCTCAAATTCAAAACAACGACCACCGAATTACTGTTTGGCAAACAAATGTAGACTATGCCAAGCAGTGTGGTCATCCCCCACCCGCTAAGCCGGACCCAGTTCCTCTACCTACAACGGAACAAATAATGGCAGAAGCTGAAAAGCTCTACAAATTTGTTTCTACAAAGTAGTAACGTCAACTAGGTGACCAGGCGGGAACAGTGGAAGCAATTGCTGGATTGTTTTTCTCTTCAGTAAAAATGTTTGAAGCTCTCCCGTCTCGGTTGCAATCAAACAGAGAAGATTGGGTATATTGAGTTCATACCGCTCAAAGACCATGTAAGAATAGATAGATAACTGATTATGATAGTTATCAATATACTCCGGATCTTTTGGATAAGTCGCTGTTTTGAAATCCACAACATATTTCACTCCATTTATTTTAGCAATCAGATCTGTCGTACCTGCAAGTCTTAATTTGTTGGAATAAAGTTGCATCTCAGTACCGTAACACACTTGCATGTTCTCTTTCAAGAAATTCCATAACAATCCCACCATCTCTTGTTTAATTGGTACAGCTTCTTCAATAAGGTACTCTGGATTGTTGATTAGATTTTCTACCTGAGTGTGAACATACGTACCACGGTTCGCTGCCTTAACCATTATCTTCTTTGCTTCTTTTTCACCAACACGCTTTCTCCACTCAAGGATTCCTGCTGGCTCGTTTTCAGAAAGCAAAGTGGTCACCGACTTGTACGATTTTCCTTCCGGTGTACAATATCGGCGACCTTGTTTGGAATCAACACGCTTCAGTTTGATTCTTGGTAGTGTTTCATGCTTAAACAACTTTTTCTCTTTCAATAATATATTGCTTCACAATTCCTGATCGTACAATGTCTTCACTATTAAACTCAACCATTGAGAATGAATCGATCCGTTTTAAGATGGCGAGAAAGTCTAACAGTCCTTTTCTTTCTCTTTTTTCCAGGTCACTTTGTTTGAAGTCTCCACAAAAGACAATCCGCGAATTGCGACCGACTCTCGTGATGATTGAATCTAATTCGTGAAAACTCAGATTCTGCGCCTCATCAACTAATATTACAGAATCGTTTAATGTGATGCCACGGATGAACGATGTGGTAATCATATCAACGACACCTTTCATTTTGAGAATGTCGTAGGCATCATCACGACCAAACAAATCGCTACAGATTGCGTGATAGGGTAATTCGTACGTTCTTGTTTTTTCCTTTAGAGAGCCTGGTAGGAATCCTATGTCTCTCGTAGGAACAGCTGATCGGACAATGATTAGCCGTTTATAGAGGCCTAGATTAAGTATTTCTTTTAATGCTAGGTATGTTGAAATGAAGGTCTTACCTGTTCCTGCTGTTCCGTGTAAAACTAAGTTCTTACCTTTATCGTACTGCTCAAATGTTTGTTTTTGATTATCTGTTAGTGGTGTGATCTTGGTTAATGATAGGCCTGTTTTTGTTTTTTGTATTTTTTGTTTAGCCATTCCATTCCTTTACCAGTCGTTGATTGTAGATTTCGAAAATCCCCTCGAGTTGTTCTTTTTGATTTCCTTCAACAAATCACGAAAGCCACTATCAGGCTTCTTCATTCCCATTCTTACTGGGTCACCAATTGTAGCAGCTGTACCGGAATGATGCATTTCCCATTCTCCCGATGCTACCATTTCATCACGAACAGAGACAGAACAAAACTTCTCTACAACTTCGCCTGTCTTTGTATTCTTAAATTCATACGATGGCATTATAAACTCCTGGAAAGATTGTTGCAATGACCTTTGCACATTCTTTTGCAATTAGCATGTGCTCTTTTTGTGTACCGTTAGCGCTTCTTACTTCTATGTAGTGGATCCATGAGCGTAGTGTACCGTTAACATACATTCGAGACATTGTTAGCCCCTCGGGTAACACAGCACGAGCAACTTCTTTTGCAATGTCGTGTTTACTTGCCCACTCATATACCTCTTTACAAATATTGAGGGCTTGTTGCTGTTTGTCTAACCACATAGCCTGCAACACTTCGTTTGAAGAGTTGATTGAATTTTGTCTATTAGCCGGATCTTGCAGTCGAGCCTCACGCAATTCGAACTCGAGATCCTTTGTTGGATCAGCATACCGCTGACTAAATTCTTGAAAAGTAAACGACCGGTGCCGGAGAATTTGCCTGGCAATATCTCTTGTCGTCTCTATTTCTAAACAAATGTTGACCATCTCAAACGGTGAGAAGTGCTTGTGTTTAAGAAGATATTTGATTAGCTTTTCAGATGTTTCGGTATTGTGTTGATTGCTTGGGTTGGACACGCGAGCACAAAAGGAGACAAGATCTCCAATGGATTGAATACCCTCCACCATGAGCGTTGGAGCGCTCTGCGTATATGAAACCAAATTGACTTTCATCAGTCTTCGTATTCTTCGTATAGATCCTTGACGTTACCGTTATGCTTGAACTGTCTTAGTTGATGATCGATGTCGTCATACTCACGAGAATACTGTTCACGGCGCTGACGGCTGTGAATGTGCTTGCTTTTTTCATCAATACTACGCTTACGCTTTTGCTCCACTTACTTCCTCCTTTTTCTTACGTTTAGACTTGGACTTTGCCTCGGGTTGAGCTTGGGTTACAGAGTCAGTGATCTGGTCCTTGACTGCCGAGGGTACTACTAAAATCAATCCCGGAAACGCTTGGTTAACTAAATCAACAGTAATGTTAGAATAAGGAAGTTTCTTATCTTTTGCTGAAATAATCAACTTTGCATCTTCTGGATCAATCATCTCAAGAAACTGAATGAACAGTTGCTCACGCTTTGACTTTGACAGATTCAAACGAGCGTCGAGAAACATATACAGTTTACGAGCTTCCTGGTGAAGCCGACCATGTTGGTCAAGAGCTTCAAGTGGACGGTAAGGAGGAGTGCCTTCTGGTAGGAGCCACTTAGCCCTCGGATCAAGAGCATAAAACAGTACAGCTTTTAGTGGGTCCGATTCGTAGTACTTTAACATTGGTACGCGTTTATCAGCTGGAGCTTTAGAAACCTCAGAGAGGATTTCTGAAATAGACTTAATCATTAGTATTCACCTATACTTTCCATCAATGTCTTCAGTTTATGTTGAATGAAATAGTTAAACAAACGTTCTCTTGTTTTGTTTGATTGTTTCTCAAACTCATCAAGAACAGCTCGTTGAACTTCGTTCGGAATCATATCAAAACAAATCAACTGAGCGTTCCTGTGGTAGCCTCGAGCTAATGCAGGATTGTCGTCGATAGTATTGCGATGCTTGATCATTTCTTGGATTTTGGAATCGCGGAGGGGCCTCTGACGCTCACCAGTGACGAAACAGTCATCGGCAGAGAGGATGTTGGGAATACCGTCCCCACGGTCACCCTTCAAAATATGTTCCATCATATAGTGTTGAGGGTTAAGATGTTTGATCGTCTTCTTACCGATCGGATCATATTGTTCAACATTAGCAAACTGTTGTAATTGAATAAAGTCCTTATCAGCAGACACGATAACAATTCTGCTACCGCCAACCGGCTGGCCATACTTAAAGCACAACGTAGCAATAATGTCATCAGCTTCGGCACGTTCAACTGTAAGGACACGGTAAGGAAAATTGTCCTTCAGCTCTTGCCTGACCTTATTTAGGCAATCAAAGATTGCTGACCAATTGATATCGGTCGCATCCCTTGCCTTTTTCCTACCAGCCTTGTAGTGAGGAAAGATCTCTTTCCGCCAATACTTCTTGCTGTCTGTAGCAATAACAAGTTCGCCACAATCAACAAACTTCTGCCGAATGTGGCGAATGGTGTTAAGAACCATATGGCGAACCAGCCCTTCTTCGATCTCCACGTTCGTATGAGATCCAATTTGGGACATGATGTTTGCAATCATGATCTGGTTAAAGTCAATCAATATCATAGTTTATCTCCAGTGTTACACGATTGTACTGGATTTCTTAAAATTAGTCAATAATTTGTACGTATTTGTCAGAAACAGTCTGTAAAAAGTGTTCAAGATCCATTGTCCGCATCAATAACGATTTGACTACCTCAAACAACAACCCAACGTCTTTTGAATTGTCAGGCATGTATCCATAGTGATTCATTGTCTCAATAGCGTGAGAAACAATAAGATCTGCCGTATCTTCAATGTCAGAAATTGTAGATTTTCTGAGGTCTAGCTCCCTAATTTGTTTTCTTGCGAGAAAGTCAATAACCGTATTAGATTGCATGTCGTTTCCTTATTGTTATGCTTGATAAACGAACATCTCCTGTGGTAACCTTCTACTCTCTACTGTGGGATACTGTTCTTTTAACGATAAAAGAACGTCAGTCCAGTTATTTACTATTCTTGACCAGTTGAACCTGGTGTCAGCATACATTTTAACTAATTTCAGGTAGTTTTGTGTCTGTTCTTGTGAAACCGTCTGTATAGCGTTGTTTAGTGCGTGGTAGAAGATGTTAGCATGCTTTTGGGGGTCTTGATCTCCCTGATACATAAAGTTCAATCCACCCGAGGTGTCGCTGAGTCCGCCATAGTTAGGATGTACGCATAATAAGCCAGCAGACATTGCTTCCACAACGCTTCTGCTATTACATTCTAACCAAATCGACGGATACGCAAGAATGTGAGAGTTCTTTAGATGTTCACGAACAGTATCGTTAGGAACAAAACCGTGATACGTCATCTGAGGATGCTTGCGGATTCTTTCATATAGCGGTTCAAATTGTTTATCAGCATCTTCCCACCCGTAAATCTTGAAGCTTGAGAAAACGTCGAGGTGGATATTCTTGTATTTCTCAGCAAGCTTTTCAAACACAGGAACAAGAAGTGCAAGTCCTCGCTGAGGAGTAGATGTATACACTAAACGAATTTTTTCAAACGACTTTTGTTCAAAGTTGATTGGATCAATAGGTGTTTCAATTACTACAGATGATTGCTCGTAAGGCATTCCGCATACAAGCTGATAGCGATTGTATTGCCAGTTACCAATAAAAGAAAGTTTGTGGAATCGATTGCGACTATTCAATTCCCGTAAGTGGTTTGTTTCTGGGTCTTCAGGAAGGTCATGTAGCCAGTAGACACGGATCTTATCTTCCTCAATCTTTCTAACTCTTGAGCAGATAATTTGGAAGTCGTCGGTGAGACCAGCAGGTAGTCGTTTAGCGAGTTCACGCTTGACGGCCTCGGTACCGCCTTGACTCTTTTCACTAATTTCATTTTCTTCGAATGGCATATTAGCTCCTATAATGTTTCCATGCACTGCAAATCATCTCGTCGAGAGAAGAGTGCTTATATCGAAATCCAGTTTTCATAAACTTGCTAGGGTTAGCAACCATAAACGCTTGGTCGCCAGGACGAGGTACAGCATCTAATATTGGCATTTGTTTTCCAACAACATCTGTAAATTTATTTGCAAGTTCCCTAACACTTGTACCTTGATGAGTCCCTAGGTTGTACAGCTCATAGCAAGGTTCGGTATGATGATTGAGAGCATGGAAGTGGGCCGCAGCAATATCTAGCACGTGAAGATAGTCACGGACGCACGTTCCATCTCTTGTATTATAATCTGTACCACATACGTAGAACGGTTGTTTAGTTGTCATAGAATGACAAAGTCGTTGTACCACATGGTGAGAATCGAGGTGGTCACCAACGTCTTCGTAAGCTCCAGCGACATTAAAGTATCTAAACACAACAACAGGAATTTGATGAGCTTTATATACTTCTTTAAGCATTTCCTCACACATTAGCTTACTACGACCGTAGGCGTTGATTGGTCCTGTTGGGTCATTTTCAACAACTGGTTCACCGGAAACTTTGTAAGCGGCAGCTGTTGAGGAAAAGATAACATTTCCCCGCCATCCGGCCATGATCATGTTGTCCATCATCTTGGCTGTTACGCCAGTGTTGTTTTGATAGTATAAAAGAGGACGAGTAAGACTATCTGTAATGTTAGCTGATGCTGCAAGATGGAAGATTGCATCAACCTTAAAGTCAACGGCAACCATTGCAACTTTTGGATCTGAACAACAGGTCTTATCCATCCTCACGTGATGGTAGTTGTGCTTGTGCTCTCCAATGTCTACCGCTATTACCTTATAGCCATGCTCGATTGCCATCTTGCAAACGACAGATCCAATATAACCAGCACTACCTGTAACAAGAATTGTTTTCATAATGATTCCTACATTTTAATTCGTTGTCTCAAATCGCTTGTACTAAATCCATGCTTCCTCTTGTTATACACTATATCAATTCCAAGATCTTTACAGATCACATCACCAGTTGCTTGTTTGTCTCTGTAGTCTTCACCTAAGAATCGAACATTGATTGGAAGACTTTCTAACATTTCATTAATTTCACATTCGTACTGATAAGGGATGATCTCATCAACAAACTTAACTGCCCTGAGTTGGGTGTATCTTTCAAAAAGGGATTGTACTGGTTTGTTTTTTGTTTGTCGTTCGACGGATGGATCGACATGAAGACCTACAATTAAGTAGTCACAGTATTGTTTACATTCTTCAAGCATTATAACGTGACCGGCATGACACAGGTCAAAACAACCAAAGGTTATCCCAGTTCTCAGATCTCTCATTCAGTAGTCACCCAAAAACGTTTTACACTATCAAGGCGAAACGATCTCCATGCTTTCTTTTCACAATCCCAAACACTCATCACATCTTCATTGATACTTTTTACACGGTCCGTTTTCTTTTCATATGTATCTTTAATTAGAGAAGGATTCAACGTACATTTCATGTTTCTTTCCTCACCGTTTGTTTTAGTAAACGTGACGAGGATTACTTCCGTTTTAAGGAAGTTGTTGAGTGTTTCCCTGAGATTTACCTCTTCCATTTCATTTCTCCATAAAAAAAGGGAGCCAAAAGGCTCCCTTTGTCCGAAGGTTGTCTAATTAGACAAGGCCCAGGGAACGAGCACGGTAACCGGCAGCAACGACGCTGCGGGTAGGCGTACCGAGACGATACTTCGTCGTCTCGCGGCCGTTCGAATCAACATGGCGATTAGCGTAAATCGCCAGGCCGTCACGGAGACGGAAGTTCGAAACGGTGGCACGGGGGTTAGCAATGCCAAAGCGCGAGGCAATTTGCTTTTCCGTAAGCTGTTCACCATTAAAAAGGGCATTCATAAACTTCAACGTGTTCTTCGATTTCATATTCACCTCATAGTTAAGAAAATTCCTGGATAACCCAGTCTTTGCACTGTACAACATACATCTAAAATAAATCAACCGCGTCGCATTTTAGCTACTTGCTCAGCATGCTGACTATCAAACACAGGTACTAGATTAGATTTGTGCATTGCTGCCACACCAATCATAGCAGTTCCTGTGTACTGATTCTTTTCACGTTTGAACGTGTCAAACTTGTTAGATTGAATAGACTTAAATGTCTTATACGTTTCACTACCAATACGGCGAAACGGTGTCTCCACAGACAAAGGCTTGAACACGTCCTTACGTTGTTCGATGCCAAACTTTTTACAATGTTTGACCCATGCCTCTTTTTGCTTGGCCTTCTGCTTCTTCGATTTCTTGGACGTCTGGTGAGTGTAGATCATCATATAGAAATTCCCAAAACGTCAACTATAAATTAACACAAACAAAAAGTCAACAACTTATCTTTTTACCTATAAATCCCAGGCGGATATCTTTGCCTGGTACGGTGTCACGAGAATCAATCCATTGCCAACTTGAATCATACAACTTATGCCAGTCGGGATTGTTCTCAACATCAGACTCCCAGATTACCTCAAGATAGTCACAATCGTGGTTTTCAAAGTCTGGGTTGTGTCGTAAATGTATTTCAATCGGTTTGCCATCAATGTATTCCACATTAATAACTTCCACGCCTTCAAACAACGACACATCAAAATGTTTGTTTAAACGGAAATCGAGGAGGTTATATTTCGTCCAATTCCTAAATTTATAGAGGCTGTCTTTCACTTTTGAACCAGTTACAGTGAGACCTTGTTGAAAGTTGTCTTTGGCCCAGTAATCAACGGAGACGTGAGTTCCTTCAAAAAACTCACACCAAAAGTAACCTGCAGGAGTAAGAACATCCCCCTTCTTTAGATTACACACAAACGCATCTGCTGACATTCCGTGAATATTAATAATCGGACGAACAATATACTTTCCGTCTTGAGGAATGGGAACCCCACACGGACCGCATTTATATCCACATCTCTCTGCAATGTGAAGTTTGTTAAACGCCCAATGATGGTTTGGATATTGTTGCCAAGCCCATGCATCGTCTTTATTCATTTTGGATTTCCTTGTTCGTCAACTTCTATCCATGTGTGGTCACCTAACCACTTTACACACAACAAATAATCGTAGTATTCTGGTTTTCCTGCAAACCAATCGTCAGGCCCAGTAGAGGTGAGTATGTTGTGGTTTTTCTTGGAATCAAATGCAAGCCAGTAAATCGTGTTGTGGTTTGGTGTAAAGTTATAAACTGCACTATGCACCATATCGGTTAGCTCGATTCGTCTTTTAATACTCTCAGCTTGTTTTTGAAGAACTGTAACCAACTCCATGATCCTATTATATTCTTGGTGAGCATGTAGTCTAGCTACATTTCTCATTACATCCTTTTGCTTTAAGACAGGAACAAGATCAAACTTAGGACTACTGATTTCAGTTGGATATGGTGTTACGTTTCGGTTTATGAATGCTATAGTTGTGTTGGCAATAACAGCATCTTTACTATTCTTACCTTTAGCAAGGTTGGTTTTTTTCTTCATGTAGAGACTTTATTAGTCCCATAAGCCACGATAATATTTGCCAAACAATTCAAAACCTTCTCGCATACGAGCTTCGTGCATTTGTGCTGCTTTTTCATTATAAACACCACCAGCAATACGTTTTAATTTTTTGTCGTATCGAGGTTGCTCTGCCCAGAATTGGGCTTCATAATCATCAACAAGTAACTGTTCAAACGACCAGATCATTTTATCCATAATGTCGTTCCACCGCTCTTGGCCAGCCTCCCAAGCAGTTTGATCTTCCTCTTCATAGAACGGA